AAAGCAAGCCGACGGCAAGCACCACCGCGACAACTTAATACATCTACCTAGTGATCAAACAGAGAATGTCAAAGCGCTAGTTGAGCAGTTAATTACCTGGTCTCCTACCACAAAGGGTAAGACCGATATGGTGATGGCCCTTTGGTTCTGCGAGATTAGAGCACGCGAGATGCTAAACAATGGTCAGTATTCACGTAGTCACTTACGTAATCCATTTTTAACTAGGGCAGAACAGGCAAGGCGAGTTGTCGTAAACATTGACGAGATGCTCGCACAAGAAAACAAGTATTTCGTCTAGGAGGACAAAATGGCAATTACACCAGGTTACAAAGTAAATAAAGAAGGCGAAGAAGAATACATTGATCGCGGTGCGGTTATGACCCCACAGGTTAATCCAATGGTTGAATCAAAGTATCGCCAGGCGGCAGCAGATGCTGATCGTATGGACTACGTAGAGTGGCCAACAAAGGTATCTGGTCAGGAAACACAGGGCTTCTAATGTCTAATTCAGTAAGCCGTTATATAAGCAATGTCAAGAAAGCAGCGGGTGAATTATCTGCTGCAGCACATAAAGCAGATGCCGCTCGTCGCACTGTTGGTGATATTAAGGGTGCTGATAAAAAAGCAAAAGAAGAAGTGGGTCAATTTCTAGGCACAGTTCTTCAGAACCGTACTTACGTTGATCGTAAGACAGGTAGAGCTAAGTAAGGAATTTAAATGGCTTTGAATATTAAAGAGATTACCGCTAAGGTAGCTCGCCTACAGACACGTTACGCATCGCGTGATGGTCGTATGCGTGATGTACTTTCGGTTCGTCAGGGAGACATCTCGAAGGTTTATCCTTCTATGTTCTCAGAAGAATATCCTAAGCCACTTGTTGCAAATACTATTGACGTGGCAGCGCGTGACTTAGCTGAGGCTATGGCACCGCTTCCATCTTTTTCTTGCTCTGCTTCTAATATGGTTTCAGATTCTGCACGCAAGGCGGCAGATAAGCGTAGTCGTATTGCAAACTATTATGTAGATCGTTCAAAGCTACAAGTGCAGATGTATACCGGCGCTGACTGGTATAACACCTACGGCACATTAATTGGCCGTATTGATATGGACTATGAAAACAACGAACCTACTATTTCATTAATTAACCCATTTGGTGCATATCCAGAAATTGATCGTTTTGGTCGCTGTATATCATTAACACAAATTGTAGGTATGGATGCTGATGCTCTTGCAGCAATGTTTCCAGAACACGCAAACCAAATTTTAAATAAGAATTTATACTCACCAGGTTCTCCTTACCTATCCTTAGTTCGTTACCACGACAAGGATCAGGATGTGCTTTACTGCCCAGAGCGTAAAGATTTAGTTTTATCTCGAACCCCAAACCCAGTCGGTGAGTGCTTAGTATCTGTAAAGATGCGACCATCTATCGATATGGAAGCACGCGGTCAGTTCGATGACATTTTGGCAGTACAGCTTGCTAAGGCACGCTTTGCTGTTCTACAGATTCAGGCAGCCGAGAAGTCCATCCAGGCTCCTATTGCCATTCCACAAGACGTACAAGAGTTGGCACTTGGCCCTGATTCAATTATGCGTTCTGCAAACCCACAAGCAATTCGTCGTGTTCCACTAGAATTACCTGCTGGTGTATTTACAGAATCAGGTGTATTAGATAGAGAACTTCGCGTTGGCGCTCGTTACCCAGAAGTTCGCGGTGGTCAAATTGACGCATCTATCGTTACAGGTCGTGGCGTTCAAGCGCTACAAGCTGGTTTTGATACACAGATCAAAGCAGCACAAGCGCAGTTTGCTTTATTCTTTACCGAACTTATTTCACTTTGCTTTAAAGTAGATGAAAAGTTATTTGGATCAAGACTAAAAGAAATTCGTGGCAACGATGATGGTATGCCATACACAATGAAATATATTCCGTCAAAGGATATTGCTGGCGATTACTCAGTAGATGTTCGCTACGGCATTATGTCTGGTATGAATCCAAACAATGCAATCGTAGCTTTGCTACAAATGCGTTCAGATAAACTTGTATCACGCGATTACGTACGCCGCGAATTGCCGGTTGATATTAATATTAGCCAAGAAGAACAAAAGGTTGATATTGAAGAAATGCGCGATGCGCTACGAGTAGCAGTTGCTCAATATGCACAGGCTATTCCAACTCTTGCAGCGCAAGGTCAAGATGTCGAGCCAATCATTACACGATTAGCTGACGTAATTAAAGGCCGTCAAAAAGGTCAACTACTTGAAGATATTGTTGAGAAGGCCTTTGCGCCAGCTCCACAACCAGAGGCTATGATGCCTCAAGCATTAGGTGCAGGTGCGGCCCCCGTCTCTGCCTCGCAGCCAACTCCAGTCCAACCTGGCGGTGCGGCCCCTGCGCCTGGTGCGCCACAAGGACGACCAGATATTGCATCATTGCTCGCCTCAATCGGCGGCGCGGCATAAAGAGAAGGAGGTGCAAATATGAAAAAAGGAACACAGGCTCCAGCTCCAATGTCTAAGCCAGTTGAAGGCAAGAAGAGCGGCGACAAAGTTCAAGGCGGCAAGGTAATGGCTCCATTTGCTGGAGCAGCTAAGCCAGGCAAGAAAGTCAAGAAGGGCTAATAAATTTAGGTGTAAGGAGTACCGGATGGATCAAGACAAAGTTCGCCGTCCGGTGCGCCTTGCCGATTTCATAGTTATTGGAACAGAACTAGTAAGAAATATTGCTGAGTCTTTTGCAGTGGCAACAGACGAGATTATGCAATTAGCAATTTACAACGCAAACAGAGAAACCGAATTAAATAATGTTTGGGAAAAGTTTGCATCAGATTTAGAAACAATTACGGAGGATTCAGATGGCGCTTGAGGATTCAACCAATCCTATGCAGGGCGTTTCCGGTCCTGGTAAATTTGCAAAGCGTACAGATTTACAATATGAATCACAGGCTTATGGCGATGGCGTAGCGTATGACGCAGCCAAAGCAGGCGCTCCACTGGCTACAACTCCAGATGTTCGAGGCGCTACTAGAACAGAAATTAATCAAGCTATTGGTGCTGGTGTCACACCACAAGATGCGTTAACACCACTTTTTGCACCAACTACTCGTCCAAACGAACCTATTACTACAGGTATCGATATGGGTCCAGGAGCAGGATCAGCAGCTCTTTCAATGGGTAAAGCAACAGAAAAACTTTCAGACATCTTAGTAAAAATGCTGCCATACGATACTGATGGAAGTATTGCAGTGATGTATCAGAACGCACTAGCGCGAGGAAACTAATGGCCGATAATCTAAAAGCAGCAGGATTCGCTGCAGGTTTATCGCCAGAGCAACAGAAAAGATTAGAAGAATATTCAAAGTCTTTATCTGTCCATAACACTTTGTCAAAGATGCCTTCAGATGCAGCTAATGCAAAGTTTAAAACTTTAACTCCTGCACAGCAAGCAGATCTAGTCAAGAACTTTGGTAATGAAAACCCAGTAGTTCAACCAGTACAACGCAACGCACTTGGCACTGCTTGGCATTACACAGGTGGCGCAGTAGGCAGCGCACTAGGCGCAGTAGGTAGAGCGCTTGGTTATACCGGTAGCCACATCCTTGCAGGTCTTCAAAACGTATCTGATTTTATGACTCGCGGTTATCGTACTGCGGCTATTGCAGCAGATCAGAATGTTGATCTTGGTACTGCTTGGACTTTGGCTAATGACAAAGGCGATAAGGTATTTAGTCCTAATCGTATTACTGACGCTAAAGTTAAATTTGGCAATGATGCAGTAGATGTAGCTATGCGTATTGCTGCAGGTGAAAAGCCTGGCGTAATTATGAAAACTGCTTCTCCTGAACAAGCCAAGTATTTAATGCTTGCTGATCCTACTAACAAAACAATTCCTGGAATTGCAGATGATAAGATTGATGCAGCTCGTGCAAACTTCCAAGATACTCTTGATGCTGTTAATGCTGCTAAGTATTCTCCAGGTCGTCAATTTGCTAACCTTGTAACTCCTCAACAATTAGAAGGATCAGGTCTTTACTATAAGGCTGTATCCGGTGCTGTTGATGCTGCATATCGTATATTTGCAGATCCATTAATTATTGGTGGCAAGATAAAGCGTTTATATGACGTTACCAAATATGCAGTAGATGTTGTTGTAGGTGGCGAAAAAGCAGCAGAAGTATTTTCAAAGCCATCAGTAATTAATTTCTGGAACCAATATGGTGAGGGTCTTACAAACCTTACCAAAGCACAGGCAGCAGGAGCTCCTGAAGAAATTGCAATTGCAAAACAGCGTC